CAAAAATGGTATTTATTTCGAGGATTTCGGAGTTTGTGTCGTCGGCATTAATGACCTGGTATTCCCGCTCTTGTTCGTAGTTTGCAGGCTTGTCAACGCCGTTAATGGATACGACAAGGTTGTTATACCGCCAATCGTTCAGGGTAGACGTTTGGCTGTTGTTGTCGATCTTGAAAGAACCTTTGGTGTAAAAGTCTATGCTTAGTTCATCCTCCGAAGATTGCACAACAGGCGTCCAGAATGAAAACGGTACGGTATCCTTAAATGTGGTGCCATAAATAAACGGGGTGCTTATTTCGTAATCGCCGCCAACCGCCCACGTGGCAGGGGCTTGGTTGGTGATCGGTATAGGATTGCCGTTGCTGTCAACGACAACCGTAGATAGGCTGTTAAGCGTGTACGTTCCGGTTAATATTTCAATGCCGAAAACATACCGCCAGGGCTTCGTATAACTCGCAATTTCAACATCAACCGAAATATTGCCCGATACCCGGATGTAAGAATCTGCATCATACGTCACATCCGTAACAACGTGCGGGTCAGTGCTTAGGCTGTTATTGTGCCACTTGTAAAGTAGCCCGTCGGCGTAGTTCTTGTAGGTTTTGTGGTCGTATTTGACTTTGACTTTGTACAACGCCGGCAAATACCCATACTGCCCCCCGGCCAGCCTGGCCGCGTTGATCGTCTGGTTAACCGTTCGGTCGTACTGCATTAGGTTTGCCGAACTAACCAACGTCATGTCGGACGACCATGCCCGCTCTTTGAACGTGTCGCCCCTGCGTTCGTCGATCTGCTCAAAGCGGTAACAGCCGTTGGAAAATAACAACCGGGCTTTCCAATGTATGCAAATTTGCTTTAGGACTTCGTAACACGAAAAAAACTCGTAATCCTCTACCGCCGTTTCTTTCCGTTTTGCGAACACCTCCCCCGATACGCGTGAATACCGAAGCGGGTCCTTTGCCGCCGCCGGCGCGCCCATCGTGGCATCAACCCAATTAACAACCGTGCGAAGGAAAATGTCGGTAGTCGGGTTGAAGTATAGAGTAGATAATCCGGATTCATTCAGGCAGTTTAGAATGTGCTCAAGGAATGAAAGCGCCGTGTATGGCCTATCCGTCAGGCCGGATGTATCTTTATAGTCAATGCCTTTAAGTTTTGCTAACCCGTCAACGGCCGTGACGTTGAACTCGAAAGCGTCTTCTTTGTCGTCGAACTTGCAAAGGTCGGTTGTCACATAGCCCACCCAATACAGCGAACTCCCCCGCGTGACATTTACAGACAAAACACCCTCGGCCACCGTCACCAAATAGGCTTGGAATGTTTCGAGCGCGGCGCGCGTGGTAGCCGATACGGCAATGTTGAAAGATAGGCTGCTGCCCATGATGTAGTTATACATCCCCTTCCCTTCACCACTATACCGAATCTTGAATCCGCCAACGGCGTCCACGGTGATAACGTCGCCTACATAGTCGGCATCGTCTATTTCAACCGTCCATTGTTGGTCGCGTATGTCTGGGAATATGCACCTGAACCGTGTTGCCATTTATCTTGTACGCCCCCTCTCGTTTGCTGCCCGTTCGGATGAAAGTAGAATGTCACTGCCCCGGATAACGCCGTAAACCTGCGTTTTCCCGCCCCCGGATTCTTCCCGGAAAACGGAGCGCATCAACCGTTCCGGCGTGACGATTTCAGGGTTATTCCGTGCCCCTGGATATTCACCCATAAGGCCAACGGTAGGCGAAGTGATAACACCGCCTTTGGCAAATTTCTGCTGTTTGATGGTCGCAATTTGTACGGCCCCGGCAGCGGCGGTAAGCGCGGCCAAAATGAAGTTATACGGCGGTGGGGCAGATGATAGCGCCTTTGATACGCCCAATGCCGTGTTTATGATCGCCCCGGCTATTGCTACGCCTTGCGCCGTCTTTGCGTTTTTCTTGTCGATAGCCGCCTTTTTGGCCGCCAATTCGGCGTTTATCTTTGCTATCGCGTTTGCGTTCCCCTGTGCGGCGGCAAGTTTAGCGGCATATTCGGCGTCCAATTGCGCCTTTTCTTGTTCCCCCTGCGCCTGCTGTAATGCCAAAATTCCATTTGCAAGGTCGGTCGCCGCGCCTAATATCGCTGTTTGCGCTTGTTGCCGTGCTTCTTTTTCGGCCTTAATTCTTTCCAGTTCGGCTAAATGTGCGTCTATCTGCTTTTGCTCGACTTCGGATGTGGCAGATATTCGTTGCTGTTTCAGCGCCTCTACTTGTTGTCCTATTTGCGCTATTGTCAGGCTCGAATCTACGCGCTCCCGCTCCCCGGCGGCCAGCGCAAGGTCTGCCGCTTTTTGCTGATTTGCTGATATTTCAGCAATCGCCGCGCTTTGCAAGTCAGTCAACGCCTTTACCGCTTCCTGCGCCGGGCCTGTGTTCAGCGAAATAACCGCCTCCGGCAATGATAACCCCGGCATGGCCGCCGGGGCCAATGCGCTTACGCCTATATTAGTTTGAATCGCATTGTTGGAAGAAAAGCCTTTTGCGATTTCTTCCCGGATGCTTTTCAGGTATCCTTTCAGTTTTTGAACTGGCGCGCTATTTTCGCCAAACCCGGCTTCGATCAACTTCTCAACCCCGTTCTCGATTTCAGTCGTTTTCTCCCCGACAAAATCAGCGCCTAATGTGGCCTGTTTCTTATTTACGGCTTCGATGCTGGCAAGTACGGACTTTAGCGCCGTTGCCATTTTCTTCGCCGCGTCTTCGGATTCTTTCGATTGCGTTTTCGCCGTCGTGGTGGATGTGGCCACCGAATCGCCAAAACCCAAAAATGCGTCCCGCGCTTCTTCGGCGGCCGCCCGCGCTTTGTACTCGCCTTCCAATAGCGGGTCAATCGCCCGGCTTTGCAATTTGAACGCCTTATCAAAGTCCTGTGCCGTTACATTCGCCTGCGTTCCAAGGTCTTTTACCTGCTGTTGTAATTTCAGTATAACGGCCTGCGCGGTGCCCCCGGCGCGTATCATGTCGCCGGTGTTTATGAGCGTCGCTTCGCCGGCTGTTACGTCTCCAGATCGTTGTATTTCCTGAATCCTTAGCAGTATATCGGCCTGCTTTTCGTATATCGTATTAACCGCCTGCGCCTTCTTCCGTTCGGCAACCCCTTGCAAGATGCTCAAATTAAGGTCTTTCTGAACCTTGTTTAATTGCGCCAAACTTGCCTTTTCCAGGTTGATACCTGATAGGTAGTCAGGGTATGCCGATAACAGCGCGTCCGCCGCTTTCTTGCGGTCCTCCGTGCTGGTACGCACATCTTTAAGCGCGTCGATATTCTTGTTCAGAACGCCGATTTCGGCCGCCGCTTCCTGCCTTACGCCTTTCCCGGCGTCCTCGAACGTCTTTGCCGCAAACGCGGCCGCATCGAACCGCTCCGACATTAGGTAGACGGCAGCGGCAATGCCTAATACAATAGTGGCCAAACCGGCCGTAGCGGCAATGACGGCAACCCGCATACGAACGGCCGCGCCCTCTACCCCAAGCATGGCCGTACCAAAGCCTTTTATGTACTCGGTAAGGCTCTTTGTGCTTTGCGTCATCCCGCCGAAAAATAGGGCCAAACCCTGTGTAGATTTTGCCAGCGCGCCGAATATGCTAACCACTTGCGCCGATGCGCCGTAAAGCGCGCCCATCACTTTTACGGCCGGCCCTAGCGCCACTAAAAAAAGTCCGGCCTGAATAATCGCGCTTTTAGTGGCGTCCGAAAGGCTGGCGAACCAAGAAACGGCGCTTTGTAGCGCCTTTGTAAACGTGTCTAACTTGCCTTTTACGTCGAACGTGTTGACGATGGTTTCACCCAACGTGGCAAGCGAATTGCGCGCCTCGGCAGCCGCGTTTACAAGCGCGTTTTTGATGCCGCCTTCGACACGGGGAAGAACCGCCGCTGCCGCCGTTATTTTCTGCACAAACTCCTCCCCGGTGACGCCCATCTCCCGTAACCGCTCCACGTTAGCCGTGCCAAAAGCGTCTTTCATCAAAGACGAAATTTTAGGCATGTTTTCAGAAAGAATCGTAATATCTTCCTGCAATATCCGGCCCTTAGAAACGATCTGCGCAAATTGTCGGGTAACGCCGTCAAGTTCTTGCGCTGTTCCGCCTGTTAGGGCTATGGCATTTGCCAATTGCACCAGCGTCTCCCTCGATTGTTCGGCTGAAAATCCGACGTTTTGTAGGCGAACGGACCCGCGTACCGCCTGCTCAAAATCCAAGCCCGGTGCCATCGCCGCCTGGCGTAGCGCCTCTACCTCTTTTGTAGCGTCCGATGCACTTCGCCCGGCCGCTGCAAATGTGGACGTCATTGCAAGTTTCAGCGATTCGATTTCCCCGGCTTGCTTTATTGCCGATGCCCCCAATGCCGCCAACGGCAAAGAAATTGACAGCGCAAGGTCGTTGCCCAACTGCGAAAACTTACGGCCCGAACGCTCCAGGTCGCGCTCTACCTTTTTCAGGCTGCTGTCGAAGTCCTTGTAGAGAAGTCCGAGCCTTACGTTAAGTTCGCTGATTGTTGCCATGCACTTTTAATTCTTTCTTTGCCGCATCTGCTCAAATTCGGCGTCCGCGTGCGCGTTAAAATTCGCCAATACGGCCGGGTCTACCGGCTGCCATTCGATTACTTTTTTCTCTGCCCAGGGGGACGGCCAAAAGCGGTCTAACGTGGCGTTTTTCTTCAAATTAGGGGAGCAGATTAGAAATGTAGATACTCGCAAGCGCTCAAAATCGTACTTCATCCTATTGTCATACGCCGTCACTTTCGCATCAAACCAACGCGGCGTACTGTCCCAAAATTCCCGCTCGGTCATGCCGATTATGGCCGCCGTTTCGATAAGGCTTTGCCAGTCGATCCGGGGCGGGCTGTCGTGGTCGCCAATGCCTTTTTTTTTGCCGCATCTTCGCCCGTCGGCTTTGGCAGGGAATCGAATATGGCGGTAATGCAGGCCGAAACGGCGCTATTGTCGGCAAAAAGCATCCCGGCAAGTTCTTCAACGTCAAGATTGAACTCCATGCCCTCTTTCCGGTGCGCGTATTTCATTCCGAAATAAACAAGGTCGGACAACGGCTTTATCCGCATCGAAAGGCCGGCTCGCACAATGTCGTTATCTGCAATAGCCTGCCCGGCCTTGTCTATGTCTTCGGCCACCTTGAAAAGAAGTTCGTTATAATTGCCGCCGGTTTGGGCCTCGTAAGTGTAGGCCACTTCATACCCAAACCAAACAGGGCGTTCAACGCCGCCCAACTTTACCCATGTGGTCATATTGTTTCAGATTATTAAGAGAATGTGCCCTGCGTGATTGCGCCGCTGACCTCGATTTCGTAGGACATGGTTACGCCCTCGTTTTGGCCGCTGGATGTGATGCCGGCCGATGTGAAATACCCATCGCCGGACAGTTTCGTGTCGCCCGATACGCCGGTGCCAAAAATCCAGTTCACGCGGGTTTGGGCGATGACCTGGGTCAAAATTTCGTCGTGGCCATTCGTGGCGTCGTATGCGACGAATAATTCCCCGGAAATGGTTGCCGATGTCATGCCCGGCAAAACCTCCTTCCATTGGCCGGAATCTTTGCAGGTAACGTCGAACATTTCATTGTTGATCGTCAGTTCGGCGTTTGTTTGGCAGGTAATCGTTACGGGCGTAGCGCCGTCGTTTGCGACCTGCAATTTGAGTAGTTTTGAATTAACTGTGCCCGTTGTCATTCCTGTTATTCTTTATAGTGTTTGTGTTTGTTTGTTCTAATCCTTTGGCGCGTCCGCTTTTTTCAAGTTCAACGCGGCTATTTTTTCAGGGCTTAGTGGGGTGCAATTTGAGTAGAATTGCAGGTTCCCTTTTTTGAGCGGCGCGTCTGCCGGCATGTACTTTGCATCTCCGTATCCTACCAACCTGGCCGCCGTTTCGTCGGAGCACTCCACACACCAACCCGCTTTTTTCTCCGATAATGTCCCGGCGTTTAGGTCACGGAGCAGCAATATTTTTCTCATTTGAACAGGTCTTTTAGTTTTGCGAAAAACCCGCGCTTTTGCAGGTGTGGCCATACTTGCGCCGTTTCAACTATTTCCGGTTCGGGGGCTTCGATCACGCCGTTTGCAACGAGGTATTCAAGGTCAGAATCAAAAACGTGCGCCGTTTCGCCGGCTTTCGTGGAGTACCCGTACTGCCCGCCGTTTTTCAGAAACTTTACCTTTATGCGCTTCATTTATAACCGATTGAATACGTTTGCATTATGCGAAATATCTCCGGCTTTGCTGAAAACATGTCGCTTTGTCCCTCAAATTCGATGTGTCCCAAACTGCCGGAACTACTGTAATCCAATGCCGTGCGGATTGCCGCCGCTGCGGCCGCCGTCGTGGCGTATGTCTCTCCGTACACGTCTATTTGAACCGTTACCCGGTCCAATGTCGAAGCGGCCGTTTTGCTGTTTGTAGGCCGAATCGACAGCGTATTAATCGCCGCTGCCGGGTATGCTGTTTCCTGCTCTAACACTGCCGGGTATATCCGCCCGCCCATGATCGTATTTGCCGGGCTGTTGGCCCCGATCAGTGTTTTTAATGGTCCGGATACATTCATCTGACTGCCGCTTTTTCAATTTCACGTTTTAGCAATTCGGCTGAAAACTTTAGCACCGTATTGCCAACCGCGTCAACGGCCGGTTTTACGAACGGAGAAGGGCGTATGCCCGCCTCCGGTGCTCCAAACTCCATCCAATGCGCGTAGTACCCATCAACACGGCCCCCGGCGAACGTGCCGCCGCTGCCTTGCTTATCCAGTTTCGGCCCTACGAATATTGCCGCCGAGCGCCGGAAAATAAGCGCCTTGATTGATCGCTTTAGGTTTCCCGGCATGTACGTTGCCACAATGCGACCCATGCCGTTAGGGGCGCGTAGTTTATTGCTGATTTTCGGCGTGCTGTAACGATAGTGCGATTTTTCGCTTTCTGCGGCTCGGCCCTGAATGGCGGAAATAAGGATAGGTGCGGCTTGCTTAAAAGCGTTTTGAGACTGCTTTTTTGCCGTGTCAGAAATGGCGAATAACTTTTTTTGAAGTATCGCTATTTCTTGTTCCAAACTATTATTTGCCATCGCTTTACAATTTTTTATCTGCCGTTATTAACAAAAACCGCCTGCGGCCCAATACCTCTATTTTCCTAATATCGTAGTATTCACTGTCGTACAAAACCCGGTGTTTCACCGTAACAGAATCGCGCCAGCGAATCGTAAACTGAATCCGCAAAACAGACAGATTAATATGTCCGTCGTAATCCTCCCCGCTGCCGGTTGCGCTGTATTCGATTCGTGCCCATTCGGTTGCGTATGTTGTCCATGTCTTTGTCAATCCCCCGTAAGCGTCGGCTGCCGTCGTGAAGGATTGAAGTTCAACCTTCGTATCCAGCGCGGCAATGTCGGGCAGAATCTTAGACAGGTTTTCCATTACACGATCCGGATACGGTTGTTGAAAATCATCGCCTCCGCCGAACGGACCCGGTAAGAACCGCCAACACCGTTAACGGGTATGTCTTCCCGGTTTTCGTACAAGAAGGCTATTACCTGCAACATCGCCGCCTTGATTCGAGCCGGCACGTTAAGCGGTGCCGCGTAGCCGGTGACGTATGTGCAGATAACAGCATTAGGATATTTGCCCAATGCCGGGTAATCTGCGTTTTCGGTCGGGAAAATTCGCGGCGGTGTGCTTTTCAGGTCTGCCGTGTAATTCGTTGCCGCCCAGGCTTGCGTAGCGCCGTTTTCGTCGATGTACTGAATTGAAGTAACCGACGTTGCCGGGCTTTTGCCCAGGTCGAAAACGCCTTCGGGCCATTCGTCCCAATACTGCTTGACGGTTTGAGACAACAACGCCTGCCCGGTGACATGCTCCGCCCATTCCCGCGCCATCTTCACGAATAACTCGATCATAGCGTCGTGGTCATTACTGGTAACATTCAAAAAAGTTTTCACTTCCTGAATGTCCAGCGGCTCGGCGGCCGGTTGCGTTGTTGTCTCTATCGTCATTGCGCGTTCTGATTAGGACGGGTGAACGGTTGCCGAATAGGCGAAGGCTTTACCTTGCTCCACGGCGATGTCGTGCCAGGTGTTCAGCACTACGCGAAGGGTTGCCGTGGTCAGGCCGGTATACGGGTCGAGCATCAACTCGCTGCCGCCCCATTGGCCGACTTTCAAACGGCTCCAATCGCCGAAAAACATGTAGTGCCCACCGCTGCCCGTCGGGACAAGGGTAGACGTAATGGCACGGTATCCGTTGATAGAGCCTGTGCCAATGTTGTTGCCTTCCCAAATGAACCCATTGCCCGCTACGTCGCGCTTAACGGTTTTCAGGATACCGGCAACGCCTGGCGTGGTCAGGTAGGCAACGCTGCCGTCATTCAGGGCGTCGTCCGTGGCAACTTGCGTTTCAAAATCGACAATTTTGGCCCATGTAGGCGAAGCGGCGATGGTGATAACGTTCACGCCGGATACGCCGGTAATGCCGGTAGGCGTCGTGCCGCCGCCGCCGGTCAGGGCTGCAACGTCAAGGGCGTTGTCGCGGGCTTTCATCAGGCGGTCACGGACAAAGTTTTCGATGTTGATATTGCTTTGGCGCATCAACTGCGTCGAAAAGTCGCTCCAAGCGGTCAGGCGGTTCGGAGACATTTGCACGCGGTCAAAAGTCGGGTTGCTCTCTGTCGAAGCGGCCTGTTCGGCGGCCCACACGGCGGTCGTCGTTCCATCGTTGCGCGGGAAGTCGATGTTTCCAACCAAACCCGGCAGGAATTGAACACCCAAGCGGGAAAGAACGCCCTGCGGGTCCAGGTACGGAATAAGTTGCCCGGTTTCCGTGGCGATGGTGTACCCGCCGTCGGTCGTGGTCGTGCTCATGTCCCGTTTGTGGAATCCGGCGCTTGCGCGCTGCTGTATGAAAGACGGAATCATGATGCCTTTTCCGAAGTCGCGCAAGCCAACCGTGTTTGCTTCGGCTGTTGCTTCTTCGTGCATTTCTTTCACCAAGCCCTCAAGTTTGCCGCTTTGCAGCGCCCGGATTGCGTCGGCAAAGTGGTAGCGCTTTTTCACGTCTTCAACGTTGTCGCCGCGCTTTTCGATGACGTTGACGGTAACGGGGCTGGATGTGGTCGTGCTGGATTGCCACCCGGCGCTGCGCGCTTCGATGTCCAACAGGTTTTCCAGTCGCCGAACTTCGGTTTCCAGGGCCTCAAGTTCCTTTTGAGCGGCGTCAAGCGCCGGCCCGTCGGTGTCTTCTGCCCATGTGCGGTTTTCGATATTGCTGCTTAGCGCTTTTACCTTGTCCAGCGCCGCCGCCCGTTCTTCGCGTTTGGCTTTCAGCATTTGTGCTGTTTGCATAGTGTTTGTTTGTTATTTGTTTGGAAAACGGGCTATTAAGGCTTTCGCCTGTAAACGCCGCTGGTTGATAATGTCTTTGTCGGTTGACCGCTGGCCGTTCATGGCCGCGATAATTTCAAGGTGTGCGGAAATGGCGGCCTTGTGGGCCTCGATAACAGCGCCGTACAGGTCTGCGTAGTCCGGGTTTGCGTCGGCTGCTGCTTTGGCATCTCCGATCAGTTCGTTCAGTTCGTTGATTGCGTCGGTGCAAGATTCAATAGTGCCAGTTGCCGCCTTTGGCTCCTGCATTTCAATATCCGCTCCGTACATATCGCCGCCCCGCGTTTCAATAGCAGCAACACCGGCCTCATCTTCGATCAATACCGAATCTTCAGGCCCTGCCAGTTTCCGAACTTTTGCGTCAAAATCAGCCGGAACAGATACCATGCTTATCTCGTGCGGCTCCCAATCAATTGCACGGTAATTGTCCAGTTTGCCTTCTTCTTTTGCTTTGCTGCGGCTGTATTTGTGTACGGCATACCCTACCGACACGTTCTGCAAAATGCCGTCCCTGGCCATTCCCAATATCTTCTCCCCTTTGTCTGTTTTCGCAAAACGGAGGGTGGCGTGGCCTTTTGTTCCGTCGGTGGACGCCCGCTCAACAACGCCGATAACCGTATCTAGCACGGAGCCGTAGGCGTCATGGTTGTCAAGTACCGGCGCTCCGTTATTCAGCCTATCCATGCGGACATGTGACGGGTCAAATGAAAGTTCCTCATTTATTGCCCCATACTCCCACGTATACATCCGGACCGGCTTGTTTGTGCCAAAAACCACATCAATCGTCCGTTCTTCGACGTTGATAGACCCCGGCACAAACGCGGCCCGCATCATCATCGGCGCGACGTCCGTCTTTTGGTCACGCTGCGGCTGCTGGCTCGCTGTCGGTGTCGTCGTTTGTTTGCGCGTCCGTGTCATCGGTGGTTGCTGATTGCTGCGTTTGCGACGTTTGTGTGTTTTCTTGCCCATTGTTTTTGCCTTGTAGGATTTCCCCTAACATGTCCATCGGGGCCATATTT